CTGTGAGATGTAGAAGATAGTGCATCTGATACAGCAGCAATCATTTTTGCTTCGTTCCAGAAGTCATTAGTAAGTCTAGCACCATTTTGTATTACCTGAATACTAGTTGCGTTACCAAACGTCTGAATACCATCATAGATAGTATCTCCTGCGTCTTGAGTTAATGATCCATCGTAGATGTACTCTACAGACGCATCGTCTAAATTACATCCGTTTAATAACGTGATGTTTGTATCCGCACCCCCACGATCCGAAGGTGTTTTGTTGATAATCGAAAGTTCGTCATCTCCAGAGTCTTGCTCTTGATCTGCGAAATCTCCTAGAGCCCTGTGGAGCTCAATTGTTGTGGCGTAAGAAGGAGTGGTTCCTGTGTGCGTATCGCCAATATAGCGAACGTCTAATGCGGCCCCATTCCTTGTAATACTCCAATCTAATGCTACGAATGCCATAATTGTTTCTTGTTGTTAATTAATTAATAATATATATATATAGTTAAGTACAATTATATGTACGTTAAACTCAATCTATTTGTCCAATCTGTTTCTAGATTAGTCAAGTTTTGTCCAAATGTTTCAACACCGTCAATACATTTTTTTATTGTAATTACACTGTTTAATAAATAGCCACTATAAACAGTAGTTCCATCTGCATCACTTCTATAATCAGTTAATGTGTTTCCTGAAATATACCCAGCATCATTTGTTAGAGCCGATACATTGTCAGTTGCCTGCAAATACACTTCATCGTTAAACAACTCAGAAATATTATCCCCAGACTGTATAGCAGTATCTGCCAAGGCACCTTGTGCAGCAGTTGCGTAATCTGCATCATTAAAATCTGTTATATCAGCTTTTACATGATTATGGTCTGTATCTGCTTTACCATCTAGGGCTAATTGAGTTAATGAACCTATAGGTTTATTTACATCAGAAGTATTATCTACATTACCTAAACCTACATCAGTCTTGTCTACTTGATGAGGATTTTCTAAGTCAGCTATATGATTACTAATACTTGAGGTATTAGCTGCTATTAGTATTTCATTTTGGGCTAGCTGCTGATCTATAAACTTACTATCAGATACCCATACATTTCCTAAAAAAGCATACCATCCCATAGGGTAGTATGTTCCTCCTAAAGATCCAGGAAGCCAAGCTGTACCTGTATCGTATAAGACAAAAGCAATAGATCCTTCGTCAGCAATTGAATCTAAATCAGAATACCTATCAACTATTGTTGCACTACCACTAGCAGTTGCATTTACTGTTCTAGGATCTCCATTTTCATCATAAATATAAAGCTTCCTAGTATCTGAAGCAACGTATATTGTACCAGGGTTGGCTTTACGAGCTTTTTTTCTATCAAATCCAAAAAACTGGTTTTGTGTTTGCTTCATTTTTGATTATCCCTTTGCTTGCATTATAATCCAATTGGTTCCATCTGACCAAGCTTGAACTCCACCATAAGGTTTATTTAATATGTACCCAGGTTGTCCATCAATTGTTTCAGCACCAGGAGCAACTAAATTTACTTTGTCGTTAGCCCCTATAGTCCCATCGTTAATAAATCTTATTACTCTATAAGGTTCTATTGTTGCAGATGGAAGCGTAAGGTCGTATTGTCCTGAAGCTCCTACCCAATTAAGATATACTACACCATTAGAATCTGAGTAAGATGATGTTCCACTTGGAGTAGCCTCTAATAAAAATGGCGTGCCTGTAGTTCCTGATTTACTGTACTTAAGAATATTTTCTGAAAATTGAAATACTTTAAGAGTGTCATTCCATACTGGAATTTGACCTGTAGTATTTGCAGGACCATTAACATCTTCTAAATCTATAAGTAGTCCTCTCCAAGATGGTCTCACAAACAAAGTTCCATTAGATGGACTAGCATTAACAACAACCCCAATAAATATTTGTGCGTTTGGTGCTTCTGGCTTTACGTTTGTTAAAAATCCTGCTGTTACTTCACTTACATAAATTAAATCTCCATTAATCCAAGTCTGTCCATAATTTGAACCATTAGTGGGTATTCCTCTAACTTTTCCAAACCAAGTTACGTGTCCATCTGCTCCGTTAAGTATCTCTTCCGTAGATACTCCTAAGATGTAAGAGGAAGGGATTGTTCCATCTGCTATTGCAGGTGCAACTAATATTCTTCCTGAATTACCATTTGTTCCTGCAAACCTAACAGGCGTTCCATTTGCTATTGTACTACCCGTTGCGTTTCTTACCAATGGTGCAATTTCTTGTCCTAACTGATAAGTAACTCCACCACTCTGTAGATCCATTGTAGCTTCTGTTGCATTCCAAGTTAGTGAGCCTTCTCCTCCTGCACCACCAGATACTTGAAGACTTTGAGCTATAACTCCATTAACTCCCATGTCTAGATCTTGTACAGCTCCAGTATAAGGAACTCCAAAATCTCCTTGAGAAGTAACCAACACAGGAACTCCTAGATCATTGTAAAGAAACATTTTATTAGTGTCTGTTGCAATAAATAAAGTACCCGGAATTGATGAAATTGGTTTTTCAAGTTCATCTCCATAGAATTGGTTTTGTGTTAACTTTATTGCCATCTTGTTTTACTTTTTAGTTTGTGATGCTTTTGCTGCTTGACTTCTTTTAATATCTAATTCTTTAGCTTTCATTGACATATTATCATCATGCTTTAACATGTCGTTAGATAGTGCCTGTCTTTTTATCCCAAGCTCTTCTTCAAACTTTTCAAAATCATCATCATTTTCAAGCCCTGTATCACCTTGCTCTTTTTGTATTCTAGCTGTTTCAGCAACAAGCTCGGCAATATATCTTTTAGTTTCGTCTGTTCTATTAAACTTCTCTAACTCTATTCTTTTGTTCTCTTCGTCAAGTCTCTTAGTCTCTTCTATTTGCTGTTGGAATCTTTTGTTCTCTTCTTCCCCTTGTTTAGACTGAGCTTCCTTCATGTCATTCTCGCCTCTTTCAATGAGTCTCTGAATTTCTCTTACTGATGGAGAGTTGTAGATTTTAATAGCAGTAGAGAAAGAAAGCATCTGGTTTTGTAATCCCATCTGTACCATTCCATCTAACTTTTGCTCTAATCTATTTATCTCATCATCATTAGATACCATTAATCCGTATTCTTCTTCAGCAAACTGATCTCCATCAATTTCTGCTAGTTGACGAGTCATGTCGTCTCCAATGTAAGAAAACTTTATGTCTTTACCTTTGAGTGCTATTTTAGCTGTCTCAATAAGTATTTGAAAACATCTTTTCTTACAATAGTCATGCAGTGTAAAGATTTCTTCTGTAATGTGATTGGACTGGCTAACAGCTCTTTCTATTCCGCCGACAGTCTCCCTGTTCTCGACTTGTCCTAGACGTTGTCTAGAAACACCTGTTATTTCGTCCATTTGTGATTTAGCAAACTCCATCATATCGATGTGAGTTTGTATAAAGTCTCCAACTCTTTGCTCAAGAACTCTACCAGTTGTATTACCTACTGATCCTGCTAGTCTTCCTTTTGCCATTCCTTTTTGTCCTTCCTTGAAACTATCTACTACAGATATTCCAGACTTACGTGCAAAGTACAACCATTTAGTCACTGACCATCCAGTTGGAACTTTTGCTAAATCTAATTCAACGATAGAACCTAAGTATTTACTTAAAGCTTCATTTACTCTGTACCAAGAAATGTCATAAAGGTATTGGAAAGGTTTTGCTCTATCCACCATTGTAACTGCTTCTTCGTCACCTGTATTATATACTTGACCAACAATACCACATGAATTGTAGCTTGGCTGATCTAATTTATTGTATTGTATTTCTCTTGGCTTAATCTGTAAGTAAGTATCTTCACCTATCTTAACACCTTTCCACCACTGAGGAACCCACAAGGTCTTTGCAGTTTCTCCCATCTCTTTATCGATGATATAATCTTCAGACCTAAATTTTGTTTGTTCTTTTCCTAGCTCATCAAAGTAAGTTACCTTTATAACCTTCTTCATAGATCTCCAAAACATTCTAAGTACACGAATGTTTCCATTCCCATCTTTATATGTGTTTCTTCCTGCTTGATCTGCCTTGTCGTATATTCCAGTTGAGTCTATGTAAGAATCCATTCCTTCTCTATCAAGAAGTTTTAATCCGGCCACATCATCAACAGCTTCTGTAACACCATCTAAGTTGACGTTGTCTCCAGCCCATTCTCCTTCATCTAATTTTTTTACATCAAGGTCACTTAGGTCATTATAGAAATGATCTTGTATTTTACCAGGTGACCAGAAGTCATCAAGAACAATTACGTCTGAGTCTTCAATCTTGTTAGAGAATCCTCCACGTAGCGTATGTACTTTTAATGGATTAAGCTTTTCAAATGTTACTTCTCCATTAACTATGTCAAACATGTAAACTTCTTCTCCCATTATTAAGGCATCCTTAAAACCTTGTTGGAATTGAATTTTCATGTCAAGTTTACCAATGTAATGCTTCATTAAAAGATTAGCTCTTTTTTCACGCATATCTTGGTAATCAAAATTAATGTAATCACCATATTTTATTAACTCTTGCTCAAGCTCCTCATCAGACACTTCCGATTGTAGCATCTCCATAAG